CTTAAACAACAATTAGAATTAATGAAAATGTGTGGCAGGGTTAATAATAACCCAAGCCTTGCATATAATGAAAACTTTAGATTATTAGTATCTAAATGTAGAGGTGTAACTCCTACAAGAGATACCACTAGACCTGATGATTCTAAAAGTTTATGGGATGATATGAAAGATGAATATAAAGAAGAAAATCCAGATGTTAAAATAATGGGAGATAAATTTATAACTAATAAAAAGAAATTAGTAATACCAAAATATTTAACAGATGAGTTACCAATACCAACTAACTAAAAAGAAAAAAATTTAAAAATGAAATATGTATTGTACATTAGTTTAATGATGTACTTGATATCAATAACAATATTGACTGCAAAGACAATAATATTAATTTAAAACGTAGAGGTTATATAAATAATGATAATAGAAGATAGAGATAATTTACTGACAGATTTCGGTAAAACTACACTAAAGGACAGGTATTTATTACCAGAAGAAAATAGTCCACAAGAAGCATTCTTAAGAGCGGCAAAAGCGTATTCTGATAATGATGAGATGGCACAAAGAATTTATGATTATGCATCTAAATTATGGTTTATGTATTCTACACCGATATTAAGTAATGGAGGTACAGAAAGAGGTATGCCTATCTCTTGTTTTTTAAATTATGTTGGAGACAGTAGAGAAGGATTAACTGATCATTATACTGAGAATGCTTGGTTAACATCTATTGGTGGAGGTATCGGTGGATACTGGGGTGATATTAGATCTGATGGAGTTAAAACATCAGGTGGTTCTCAATCATCAGGTACTGTACCGTTTTTAAAAGTAGTAGATGCAGAAATTATGGCATTTAGCCAGGGCAAAACTAGAAGAGGTAGTTATGCTGCATATATGAATGTATCTCATCCAGAAATATTAGAATTTTTAGATATAAGAAAACCATCAGGTGGAGATATACATAGAAAATGTTTAAATCTACATCATGGTATAAATATTACTAATGACTTTATGGAACTTATTGAAAAATGTATTCAAGAGCCAACTTATGATGATACTTGGAATTTAATAGATCCTCATACAAAAGAAATTATTAGAAAAGTTTCAGCTAGAGATTTGTGGTTAAAAATACTTGAAAACAGAGTAGCCACTGGTGAGCCCTATATATGTTTTATTGATCATATCAATGATGCATTACCTGAAACACAAAAGAAATTAGGATTATCAGTTAGGCATTCAAATTTATGTACTGAAATTACTTTACCTACTAATGAAGATAGAACAGCAGTGTGTTGTCTATCATCTGTTAATTTAGAAAAGTATGATGAGTGGAAAAATGATAAATTATTTATATCTGACTTAGTTAGATTTTTAGATAATGTATTACAAAGTTTTATAGAAAATGCACCTGATAGTGTATTTAGAGCAAAGTTTAGTGCAACTCAAGAAAGATCTATTGGTCTTGGTGCTATGGGTTTCCATGCTTATTTACAAAAAAATAATATTGTATTTGAATCTGTTATGGCAAAAGCTAAAAATAAAATAATGTTTAAACACATAAAAGATGAAGCTGTTAAAGAGTCTCAAAGATTAGCTGTAAAAAGAGGTGAAGCACCTGATATGGAAGGTACTGGAATGAGAAATGCTCATTTACTTGCGATTGCTCCTAATGCTTCAAGTTCAATTATTTGTGGAACTACTTCCCCGAGTGTTGAACCTTTTAGGGCTAATGCTTATGTTCAAAAAACTATGTCTGGTTCTTTTTTAGTTAAGAATAAATTTTTAGAAAAACTATTAGAGACAAAAGGTATTAATAACGAAAAAACATGGACTTCAATCCTTGGTAATCGTGGTTCAGTTTTACATATTAAAGAGTTATCAGCTTGGGAAAAAGATGTATTTAAAACTGCAATTGAAATTAATCAAAGTTGGATTATTGAACATGCAGCAGATAGACAAGAGTTTATTTGTCAAGGTCAATCAGTAAATGTATTTGTACCTGCCGATGTTAATATTAAAGAGTTACATGATACACATATGTTAGCATGGAAGAAAAAATTAAAGACTTTATATTACTGTAGAAGTGAAGCAATTAAACGTGCTGAACTAGTAAGTAAAAAAGTTGAAAGAACAATAATACCTGAAGCTGATTGTTTAGCTTGTGAAGGTTAATAGAAAGATTAAAAAAAATGAGTTTATTTGATACTAGAAATTATTATAAGCCCTTCGATTATGGATGGGCGTTTGAGGCATATGAAACAATGCAGAAGATGCATTGGCTTCCTAGTGAAGTACCATTGCATGAAGATGTAAGAGATTGGAATGAAAGATTAACTGAAGAAGAAAAGAATTTAGTATCTCAAATATTAAAGTTCTTTACTCAAGGCGATGTAGATATAGCACAAGCTTACTTGGATAGGTATATTCCAAAATTTAAATCTCCTGAAGTAAGAATGATGCTTGCATCTTTTGTTGCCTCTGAAGCTAATCATGTTCATAGTTACTCATTATTAAATGATACTATTGGTGAAACACAATTAACTAATTTTAAAGCATTTCAAGAATATAAAGAAATGTCTAATAAACATGCATATCTTTTTAAATCTAAGGGTAAAGGTACTCAAGGTTTAATAAGAGACATTGCTTGTTTTTCTGCATTTGGAGAAGGTTTACAATTATTTGCATCTTTTGTAATGCTTTTAAACTTTCAAAGATTCGGTAAGATGAAGGGTATGTGTCAAATTGTTACTTGGTCTATTAGAGATGAAACACATCATGTTGAATCAATGATTAAATTATTTCATACATTAGTAAAAGAAAATCCTGAAGTATGGACAGAAGATTTTAAAGCTGAACTATATCAAACATGTAGAGATATGGTTGAATTAGAAGATAAGTTTATTGACTTAGCTTTTGAAATGGGTGGTATCCGTGGATTAAAACCTGAAGAAGTTAAACAGTACATAAGATATATTGCTGATAAAAGATTATTACAATTGTCTTTAAAACCAAATTATAAAATTAAAGAAAACCCGTTAAGCTGGCTTGATTGGGTAATCAATGGTGTTGAACATACAAATTTCTTTGAGAATAGGGCTACTGAATATAGTAAAGGTTCTATTACTGGTAATTTGTGGGGTTAGTATATGAAGTTTATATTAACTATATACATTTGTTCTGCTATTGCACAACAATGCGGTGATCCCATTACAATAAATAATAAATATAAGGATTGGAACGATTGTATAAAAGACGGTTATAGTCAATCAATGTTATTTTTAAATAAATTTACTATTGATGAAATGAATGAATTTCAAACAATGACAAAGTTTACATGTACAAACCAACCTGGTGAGGACACTTAATTATGGCAGAATATCAAGGAAGAAAAGTTACCTTAAACAAACCTACCCGTGGTGATGTTAAAAAGTTTAAAGTTTTTGTTAAAAATGCAAACGGAAATGTTGTTAAAGTAAATTTTGGACATGGCGGAACATCGGCTAAGGCTCTTGGTGAGAAGACTATGAGAATAAGAAAAAACAATCCTAAGGCAAGGGCAAGTTTTAGAGCAAGACATAACTGTGCTAGCCCTGGTCCTAAAACAAAAGCGAGATATTGGTCTTGCAAGAAATGGTAAAATAAAATGGCTTATAAAACAAAAAGTAGTATTAAGAAAAGTGCAGGTAAAATTAAACTTACTGCAAAACAAATGAAACTTCCAAAAGCTTTAAGAGATGAAATACTTGAAAAGAAAAAGAGGAAATAATGGCTTATAAAAAGAAAAAGGGTACAGGGGGTAAAGCTTGCTGGGCAGGATACCGAAGAGGTAAAGGTAACTCTTGTATAAAGATGAAGAAGAGGAGAAGATAAAATGGCTAGATGTTGTTGCCAAGTAAGAGCACAAAGAAAAAGAAAAATGACAATAAGAAGAAAAAGAAGAAGATAAATTTATAAAGGATAAATTGATATGATATTGAATGATAAAAAAGAAGAGAATAGAACAGTAACTATTAATAATAATAATTATTATGAAAATGAAATAAACGAAACAATGAGAAATAGTTTAATTTCTTTATCAACACAAAGAACAAACAAAGCAAGATTACAAATTGATGTTAATAATGCTGATATTTTAATTACACATCACTCTAAAATTATTGATGATGAACTTGCTAAAATTAAACCAATAGGAGAAAGTGCTGTTGCAGAAGACAAGACTTACGAAAATGGTAAAAGTTAGGAAATAAATGAGTATAAACGATGATATATTATCTAGAGAACTGAAACACCGTGTTCTTTTGAGTCTTTACGAAAAGAAACTAGATAATGATTTAACAAAAGTCATGTCATCCCATAAAAAACGATTAGTATCTTCAACTTTAAAGAATGGTAATAAAAGCGTAAATGCTTTAAACCGTGCTTTAACTATAGAGACTAGAAAAACTTATCGTAAGATATACAGAAATGGAATTATAGAATTAAAAGCTTTAGCTAATACTAGTTCTAAATTCCATAACAATACTTTAAAAGAAAGCTTAGGTAAAGTTTACAGAAGTAGAGTGTATACTGGGTTGAAAGTTAATGATTTAATTATTAATTCAGCAGGAACTTATTCTCAACAAATAGCATCTATTAGTTTATCACAACAAAGACGTATTAAGGATGTTGTTAAGAAGGGCATGACAGAAAATTTAGCTGTTAATAAGATAGCTAGAAATGTAGGTGATTCAATTGATTTACCCTCAGCCCAATTAAAAACTTTATCTAGAACTGCTATAACTGAAACATCAAGCGATATATCAAATGCAACATATAAGTTGAATGAAGATGTACTTGATGGTTATCAATATGTAGCAACTTTAGACTCCAGGACTTCTTTAATTTGTGGAAGATTAGATGGTAAGGTTTTTAGATTAGATGATAAAAGAGGTGTAAGACCTCCTCAACATTTTAACTGTAGATCTACAACTGTTCCTATTGTTAAATCTTATGAAGATATAAGAGATACAAAAAGTCCTAGAATAAGTAAAAGAAGATTACAAAGAATATCTAAAAGTAAGAGAGCATCTTTTAATGGTCAAGTACCATCTGAAACTAATTTTCCTAAATTCTTATCAGAACAAGATGATAGTTTTAAATTAGCAATATTAGGTAATAAACGTAGAGTTGAAATATTTAATACTGGTAAATTAAAGTTTACACAATTTAGTACAAAAACTGGTCAATTAGTATCTGTAAATAAATTAGAAGAATTACTTAATGGTGCTAAAACTAAACCTGCTATAATTACTACTGCATTACCTAAAGTCGTAGTGAAACCTAAGTCTACTGATGTTGAAATTGCTTACTTGTTAAATAGAGGTTCTACTAGTTTACGAAAAAGATATGATGATCAATTTAATGAACAACTTACTGCTCAACAAAAGATTATTGTTAATAAATTAGATAAACCACAAATTATTAAGAATACTAAGACAGGTGTTTATTATGCCCAAAGTCAAAAACTACAAGCACAATTAGATGCTAAAGATGGTAGTAAGTATTCTAAGAAATCTGTTAAGAGTTTTGTAATAAACCATGAGTATGGACATCATATTGATTATGTATCTAATAAAAGTAAATTATTAGCGTGGTCTGAAACTAATCAAGCTTTTAAAGATGCTGTAATTAAAGATAGAAAATTACTTTTTGGTAATGATAAAACTTTAGCCCTTGAAAAAATGGTTAAAAAACTTGCTGATAAAAAACCTGTAGATGTTTATAGTAAATATGACAAGACTAGAGTTATTGGTAAGATTAATGTAACAGATCTAAAAGGTGATGGTTTTGGTGAAGTGTCTGATATTGTAGATGCATTAGCTAAAGGGTCTTTTAGAACAAACTATAATATGTATGGTCATAGTATGAGTTACTGGAGAAGATCTGGTGCTGTAGAGAAAGAGATATTCGCTAATTTATTTGCAACTATGCATAATAAAAAAGCTTATGACATGGTTAAGACTATTATACCCAACACAGTTAAAGAGTTTGAGAAAAGACTTTTAGAACTAGAAAAATTATAAGGTTAAGGAAATGATATTAACAGAAAAAGAAAGACGACAAAAATTATTAGATGTTAAATCTAATGAAGGTTTTTATGATTTGTATAAGGAAGTTTTTAAAGAAGAGGTTCCTGAAACACAAACTAGAAATCCAAACGAAGAGATAGAAAATATAATGAATGCTATTTATAATAATGAAAAATTAATAGCTAAGCCTCTTGCAAAAGATGCCTGGATATAATCTATACAACAGAATTTATATTTGTTTATAAGTATAAGTTCATTAAAAATATAACAAGGGCCGTGTCCCAAGGAGATAAAAATGAGTGAAGAAATAAAAGTACAAGAAGAAACTAAAGCAGAAGAGACTCAACCACAACAAACAGATATTAAATCTCTTGTTGATGCTGAAGTTTCTAAAGCTATTAAAAACATCAAAGTTAATTTAGACTCTGCATACACTGAGAGAGATAAAGCTATTGCCGCTGTTGCGGAAGCTAAAAATGAAAAACAAAAAGCTGAAATAGAAGCCTTGGAAAAACAAGGTAAACATTCAGAAGTTATGCAAATGAAAATAAACGAGATGAGTGCTAAGCTTGAGACTTATGAACAAAAGAACACAGAATTAAGCAGAGATAACGCTGTGCGTTCTCAACTTAACTCTTTAAACTTTAAATCTGAAAAAGCCGCTAATATGGCCTATTCAGATATTGTAAAAAGTTTAAAGAAAGACGCTTTAGGAAATTGGGTGAATGAAAACGGAACTAGTATTAATGAGACTGTGTCAAATTATGCTAAAGACGATGGTAATTCATTTCTTTTTTCTGTTAAAGCGAATATGGGAACTGGAATAACTCCAGCCAAACCAAGTACAGGAAACACTCCTGTATCGTCTATAAAAGATATGTCAACTGACGAAATGCTTAATGCTATTAGCAAAGGGCAAATCAAAGTTAACGGAGAGTGGTCTAGTTAATTAGATCAATCTTTTATAATAATAACCGCACAATTATGTGCTTTAAATAATAAAAGGAAAATAAATAAATGACTGTAACAAGTGCAAACTTTAATAACATTGCAAGAGCAATTTCTGCTTACGAACAAGCTGGAAGAGCCGATGCTGCGTTATTAACATCAACTGCTTTAGTTGGTTCTGACGCAAGAATCAATGACTCAGGTGAAAATTATACTGGTACATTAAGGTGGTTAGATTTCGCTGATCCAACTACTTTTCATAAACAGGACGAAACTGCTGCAAACGTAAATCTAAACGCAATGTCAGTATCAAACAAATCAGCATTATATATCAAAAATATTGATCATATTGCTGCACAAGAAATGTCAGTTCAAAAACTAATCTCTAAAGTAGATGGTTTAGCATACTTAGGATCTCAATTTGCTTCAGTTAGAGCAAGAAGAGAAGATCTACAATTAAGATCTATGCTTAATGGTGTTGCTGATAAAATCTTTGGTGCAACTGCTATTGGAAACTCTGATCCTGCTGCTAAAGTTAATGATTTTGGTTTCTACACTGGCTCAACTGCTGCTGGTGCTCCGAATCCACTATTTGCTAATTCTACTGGTGCTAGCCAATCAAGAAGTACTTTCTTTGATACGCTATTAGATGCTATTACTGAAATTAAGGGTGAATTTGAAGAGCCTTTCTATTACTTAGTAGTAACTACTGATACTTACAACATTATGAGAAAAGAAAACGTTCTTGATGTTGCTCCAGTTGTAGACGGTAATTTCAATTTCTCTACTATTTTAGGTGGAAAAATTAGACTTATTATTAACAACCAATCGTTAACTGCTAACCTGCCTGCAACTATTAAAGTTTCTTTCTTAGCTAAAGCTGGTGCTATTCATTATAGCGATATTGCACAGGTTAATCCTACTGCAATTGAGAGAAATGAATTAGCTGGTAACGGTGGTGGACTAGTAACTGTTTTATCTAGATGGGGTAATATCATGCATCCAAAAGGATTCTCATGGGCTGGAAGTGCAACTGCATATCCTGCAAATGCTGATCTTGCTGCTATTGCATCATGGACTGTTCACGCTACTAACGTTAACCAAATTGGTTTATTTCCAATTTATCACGGTTAATATTTATAACTATTAGATACGGAGAAAAATAATGGCATTACAAAAAGGTTTCAACTCATTTGTTACTATAACAGAAGCAGAGGGTTATTTCTACGATAGACTTAATCAAGCTTCATGGGATAGTGCTACAGATGAAACTGTTGAACGGGCTTTAGTAACCGCCACAGGAATTCTTGATAACTTGGATTGGGGTGGAACGGCTGTGCCTACTACCCTTTATCCTTTATCATGGCCTAGAGATATTACATATTGGGAAACAAAGTCTGGTAAGTATGAAACTTTAGAAGATGATAGAAGCACAACAAGTTATGGGACTTTTCCTGAAGATATCTTGAAAGCTACCTATGAGTTAGCATTACACTTGATTAAAAACATGAGCACAATAGAAGATCAATCAACTGGTTCGCCCAGATTGAAAGATTTGAAAGTTGGTTCTGTTTCTTTAACATTTGATTTAGGATCTGGAATTAGTAATTTTAACGAATTACCTGACCATGTTCAAAATATAATTGTTAAATTTGATAATCCAGCTAGTTCTGCAACTAATAGAGGAGTTAAAGTTAGTGGAGGTGCTTAATGAGTTACACAAAACTAATTAAAACTAATGTAAAAAGTGCTTTTAATGTTGTAGGTGATATAGCAGAAGATATAGTATTTACAAATAAAAATGTAACTAACTATAATTTTGCTACACAAACCGTCAATACTTCTACTGATACATCTTTTACTGCTAAGGCGGTAGTTGAAAGTCAGTTTAGAACTAATGATGATACACCTAGAATAGAATGCAACTTATTGTTTGATTCAGATTATTTAGATTCAAGTAAAATCGATAATTACGATAGTATTGTACTTAGAGGTAAAACTTGGAAAATACTAAAATTTGAAGATAATAATTACATTATTAATTTAACTGTTGGAAGGGAATCTTAATGTCTACAATATCAAATATATTGACAGCTGTTGAGAGTTTATTCGCTTCCAGTGCTTGGACATCTAATAACATCAAAGCATTCCCTGCGAATTATCAAGGGGAAATTAATGCTGATGAGTGGGTACGGGTTTCTGTATTACCATTTTCTTCAGAATTAGCTTATCAAGATGTAATAGCAAATGGACAAATTGTAATTCAAATATTCGTTGCAGCTGGATCTGGAATGAAAAGAGCATATCAAATTGCTGATTTACTAAAAACATTATTAGATCAAGAAGTAATCTCTGGATATCTACAAACAACTAATAGCTTTATAACAAACATTGGGATTGACCCAAAAGACGCTGGTTTATACAACGTTGATTATACGGTCAATTTCAGATCAATTTAACCAAAAATAATATAAAGGAAGAAAACAAAAATGGCTCTAATTTCAAATATAGGTGCTGGTATTTTTACTAAACTAAAATACAAAGCCGATGGTGGTTACACATTACCAACTTCAGATGCAACACACCAAACCTTCATTGGTGCGGGTGGTGATTTTGCAAGTGCGGTAGATGTTACTAACATCAGAGAATTTCCTTCATTTGGTAAACCTGCTAACATTGTTAACGTACCTAGTTACGGACAATCTGTAAGTAGCCAAATACAAGGACAAGCTGATGCTCCAACACTGGAGTTCAGTTTGAATTATGTACCAAGTGTACATGATGACATTCAAGCTTTAGTTCAAGATGGACTAACTTATGTATTCGAGTTGGATGTAAAAAATTCAGCTACTGGTGCAAATGCTGCATTTTACGTAAAAGGCTCAATAGCGTCTTTTGAAGTATCGCCAAACTTGACTGATTCAAATCAGGCAACTTTGACAATCGCAACTTCAACTGACTATACTGGTCCGTTTACTGACGCATAATAAAATATATATTAGGCTGGGTTTAATCACCCAGCTTAATTTAATTGTATAGGATAAAATCATGGATAATAAACCATTTAATAAATACTATGTGCTAAGGATAACTTCTTTGCATATAAAAAAATCTGTAGATACATCAATAAGAAAAACTTATGATAGATTGAAGGATGTAGAAAATAAACAAGAAGTCTTTGAAACATTAGATATTTTACATAAAATTAGAAAAATGATGGAAGACTTTGAATTGAATAATAAACATTTATATATAAAACCCTTAGAGGAGATTAAGAATGAAACACATAAAGATAATAGAGATAACGAAAAAAGTACCGTTCCTGAATCAGGAAGTGGAAATAAAACAACTGACAGTTAGGGGTATAAAAGATTTACAAAAAACATTAGATGTAAATAAAACTGATGATGTTGCAGGTGTAAAAACTTTAAGTGCTATATTTAAACAAACTGTTGTAGGTGCTAACGAAATGAAAGATTCAGATTTTGAAAACTTTCCAATTAAAGCATTAACTGAACTATCACAAGAGATTCTTGTATATAATGGTCTAGCTGCATCAGATGATAAAGGTGGTTCATTGGGGAAGAAGAGTTAGCAGAATATGAATTGGCTCATCAATTAGGTGTTACATTAGATCATATTTATAATATGTCCAGCAAGGAATATATGGGTTGGATTAAATATTTTGAAACAAGACCGTACGGTTGGAGAGAAGATCATAGATCTGCTATAATAGCACAAACAACTTACCAGGGTACTAAACCACTTAAGGTAAAAGAGTTATTTCCATCATTAAGTATGTTTTCAAAAAGTGAAGAACAAAAAGATATTAAATTAGAAATGGGTTTTAAAGAATTAAAAAACATAGCTAAAAGAAATAATATATCTTTTATGGAAAATAAAAAATCTGAAAAATGATAGTAAGGGCGGTGTAAACTGCCCGCTTGAAAGGTAATTATGAGAGATATAAAGAAAATAACTGCATATGCCATTATCAATAAAAAGAAAATTAAAGAACAAGAATTATTTAAAAACCTTAAAAAAGAAGTAAACACTGGTGCCAATGGTACACAAGGTTACATTATTAAAAAGGGTATTAACAAGGGCAAAAAAATATAATGGCAATAACTACTATAGGTTTGAAATCATCCTCTATTAATTTAGCTAAAGATATTGATAAGGCAATTGAACAAGAATTTAGAGCAAGAGCATTAAAAGCTTTTGCTGATGTAAAATTAACAACACCAGTTGACACGGGGCAAGCTAGAAATAGTTGGTATATCGGGTACACTGAATCATACTATAATCAAAAAACACCTGTATCATCAAACATTAATATATTGGTTCCTAAAGATAAACCTCAAAAAATTATTGTTACAAATGGTACAACATATATAGAGTTCCTTAATAATGGACATTCTCAACAAGCACCTACTAAATTTATAGAGGCTGCTTTTAGAAGACATTTTGATACAGTTAGTATTGAAGTAACTAACGGATAAAGGGAATATGGCTGTAAAATTAGACATAACTGCTAATGTAAAGGGACAGAGCGAAATAAATAAATTACAATCTGGTTTAAATAAACTAGGTACAAATGCTACTATAGCTTCAAAAAGATTAAAAGGATTAGAAGTAGCCGCTGCAAAATCAAGAGCAACTTTTGCTGCACTTGGTACAACTTTAAAAGTTGGTGTTGCTGTAGGATTAGCTGCTGTAACTGTTGGTATTGGTAAATTTGTTAAAGATACGTTTGCTGCAGGTAAGCTTACTGAATCACTACAAGTAAGATTTAAATTATTATTTAATTCAGCAACAGAAGGTGCTAAGGCATTTGAAGTAATGAATAAGTTTGCTAGTAAAGTACCTTTCTCACTAGAAGCTATTGCTGCAGGATCTGGTAACCTAGCTGTTATATCTAAAGATGCTGGTGACTTAAATAAAATATTACTAGTAACTGGTAACGTTGCTGCAGCTACAGGTTTAGATTTTAGACAAACTGCTGAACAAATTCAAAGAGCATTTGCTGGTGGTATTGCTGCCGCTGATGTATTCAGAGAAAGAGGCGTTAGAGCAATGCTTGGTTTTGAAGCAGGTGCTAAAGTATCTATTGAAGAAACTAGAAAGAAATTCTTTGAAGTATTTGGTAATGGTGGACAGTTTTCTACAGCTACTAAAGAATTTGAAACTACATTAGAAGCACAGGTTTCATTTGTACAAGATGCTTACTTTAGATTTAGACAAGCTGCTGCTGAGCCTTTATTTGCAGGTGTAAAAAAACAACTTGTAGAATTAGTTGGTGATTTTAAAAAAAATGATACACAATTAAAAATATTAGCTGCAAGAATAGGTAAATCGCTTTCAAATGGTTTTAAAAATTTAGGTGAATTTATAAAAGCTGTTATTGAAAATTTTGATAATCTTGTAAAAAGTATTAAAATATTTATAGGTTTAAAAGTAATAGGTTTTGTACAAGGCGTTATTTCTCAACTGGTATTGCTTAAAGGTGCTACTTTAGGTGCTACAGGTGCTTTTACTGCATTAAGTATTGCTATGAGAGCCAATCCAATAGGTGTAATTATAACAGTTTTACAAGGACTAGTTATAGGATTTATAATTTTTGAAGATAAGATTAAAGAAATTGTAAAAGGAGCATTGAAAAATTTTGATGAGAATTTAAAAAAGATTAAAATAAACTTTTTAAAATTTAAAAATTTACTTAACATAGGTGATGAAGATATTAATCTTGCGGCTATACAAATATTAGAAGGTGAAATAAGAGGATTAGCCAGTAGTTGGGATGAAGCTAGTGAGGCTAAGTTTGCTTATCTGAAAGGTGATAGATTTGCAGATAACACAACAGCTATTAAAAAATCAATTGATGCACAAAACAGAGCATTTGCTGAAAACAGAAGACAGCAGGTTCAAAATGTTAGAGATCGTATAAAAAAATCTCAACAATTAGAATTTGAAGAAGCTAATAAAACTAAGTTCCGAATGACAAAAGGAATTATGTTACCTGAGAATATAGGTGGATCCGAAGATGCTAATAAAAAATTAGCAGATTTAGCGGCTATAGATCAACGAATTACAACCATGAATAGAGATTATGCTCGTGATCAAGGTAAACTTAATGCTGCTCAAGCAACATATGGTAGTCTTTTAAAAGATGCTGGTATTGAGGCTACATCAATTGCAAATACAATTAGTACAACATGGATAAATGGTATTAGACAAGGTAATTCAGTATTACAAAATGTTAAAAATACTTTTAGAAATGTATTAAATACTATAGCTGAAACTATTATAAAAAAGGGTATTGAATTACAAATAGAAAAATTATTTGCATTCCTTGGAACTAAAAAACTTTTAATAGAAAAACAAATTACTGCAGAAAAAGGATCACAATTAGCATTAGCTATTTCAACTGCGGCTGTTAGTGGTTCTAGCAGCGGTGGCTCATTCTTTAGTGCCTTTAGTGGTGCATTTGGAATGAATAAAGGTGGGGTTGTACCAGGTGGTGCACCATACACAGATAGGGTACCTACATTATTAACACCAGGAGAAGTTGTTATACCAAGAGGTGGTAATGCTGGTGGTTCATCAGTAACTAATAATACAATTAATATAAGTGGTAATGTTGATCAAAGAGCAATCGATCAAATTAGATCAGTTATATCATCAAGCCCATCACATGTTGGTGGGGCTAATAAAACTTTCAGTAGAAATACTTCTGGATTAAGTATGAGGAGAAAATAATGTCAAAAATATTTGAATATACAAATGATATATCATTAAATAGAACAGCAAGAATTAGAAGATCAATATCTAATTCAGGTTTTGCTAGACAAGAAAGAGGCAGTCCGACATTTTATTCTATGGAAGTAAATTTACCATTATTAACTAAAACAAAATATGATGAAGTTGAATCTGAATTATTAAGTTTAATAGATGGTATTGATTTTAAAACAACTAGTTTACCATCAAATATTAATTTAACTTTTGGTAATGGTAATATAACTGCACAATCTGGTTTAACAATTGAAGTTGTTAATGCTAATACAAGCGGAGTTAATGTTAGATTAGCTAATGTAGCTTCATCAAGTTTTGTTAAGGCTGGAGATTTTATACAATTTAGTTCAAGTACAAAAGTATATCAAATTAAAGAGGATGCAGTTGTAACGGCTGGTAATTTATTAACATTTAAATTAATGACTGGTGCAATTAATCCTATTGTATCACCTAATACTTTTACTTATGGTAATGGTGTACAATTTAAATTATTATTAAATGGAAGACCAAATGTAACAGTTGTACCTGGTCCAGGATCTAATTATTATGCTTATGAATCTTTTGAATTTCAGGAGGTATTATAATGGCTAGAACAATAGATTCAGTAACCTTAGCTGAAGCACAGAGTACTAAAACATATCCAATTCAATTAGTTAAATTTCAGGTTACTTCAAACAATGCTGATAGTTTATTTTTAAATACAGGTTATACAAGTATTACATATAATGGCGATACATATATACCTGGTTCAAATGTAGTAAGTTTATCTGCTGTTGAAGAAACTAAAGATGTAAAAACTAATGCAATAACTGTAAAATTAAATGGTGTACCAAATACAATAATAGCTGCCTTAGAAAATGTAAATGCTATTGGTGGTATAGTTACAATATTTCAAGCTTTTTTTAATGAAGAAACTGGTGAAATACAAGGTCAAGTTTATCAAAAATGGCAAGGTATAATTAATTCACATGCAGTTGATGAAGAAAATACTGAAAGTGGTAATGTTAATATAAGTGTAGAATGTAAAAATATAGTAGGTGCTATATTAAACACTAAGTCAGGTAGATTTACATCTGATAGTTCATTTAAACAATATACAAATAATGATGCATCTATGGAATTTGTTGCCTCAATGGTAGATTTTAATCCAAGATTTGGTGCAGAAGATTAATAAGAAAAGAGAATAAAATATAATGATAAGAATCGGAGAAGATAAAGATGTTGAACAAGGTGTAAAATTACTTGAACAACACAGAATGGAATTTGATTTTGGTCAATTTAAAGAAGATAATACGCAATATTATACAGGTTTATTTAAAGCAATAGCTAAAGATAGAACTTCTATAATATCACAAGATAATAATAATTATAATGGAATGATAATGGGTTTAAAAATTCCTAATTTATTAAATCCACATTTACTACAAATGCATGTTTTAATAACTTGGGTTCATCCTAATAAGAGAGGTTCTTCTATATTTTATAGAATGCATAAAGCATTTGAAAAAGAAATAAAGAATAATCATAAAGAAGTTAAAGATATAATTTATTATTCTATTCCAGAAACTAATATTAATTTTAATAAATTGAACTATAAAGAATTTCAATCAATGTACAAAAAGGAAATTTAATTATGGCAGCAGCCGTAGGAGCAATCGTTACAGCAGTAACAGCATCAACTGTTCAAGGTATGGTAATTAGGTTTGCATTATCAATGGCAGTATCATTTATTGTAAATAAATTATTTGCTCCAGATGTACCTGCTGGTCCAGGACAAGCTGATCAAGCCCCAGATCCTGGTGTTAGACAAAGAATAGCTTCTAATCCTGGTAATAAATTACCTGTTCTTTACGGACAAGGTAAAGTATTTGGTTCAATTACATTTGCTGATATAACATCTGATAATCAAACAATGGCATTTATTATTACATTGTGTGAAGGACCTATTCAAAATATTGGTCAAATATGGTGGGATGATTTCAGATTAACTTTAGACAGTAATGGTAACGTGACAAATGCAACAGATTCACAAGGTGGAACTGATGATTTTTTAAATGGAAATTTGACAATTAAAAAATTTAAATCTGGTGGAAGATGTTCTCCAATGGAAACATTTTCAACTAAATGGTCAAGTAATTCTGCAAACAGAACAATGCCAAATGTTGCATATTTATATGCAGAATTAAAATACAATAGAGATGAATCTGTAACTGGTTTAACAAGTAAATTAGGAGCAGAAGTTCAAGGTAAATTAGTTAGAACATTTAGTGGATCTACTTTATCATCTGGTACATCATATTCAAATAATCCTTCTGAATGTTTATTAGATTATTTAACTAGTAATATTTATGGTTGCGGTGATGTAATGAGTGATAGCGATATTGATTTAACTACATTTGCATCTCATAAAACATTTTGTGATAATTTAATTACACATACAGATAAAGATGGTAACACTACAACAGCAAAAAGATATACAACAGATGGTGCTATAAATACATTTGATGAGAGAGATTTAAGTGTTTCTGATTTAGTTATTTGTTGTCAAGCAATATTTTCTTATCATTTAGGTAAGTTTCAAGTTATTTCTGATACTACAGGATCATCTGTAATGTCATTTAATCCAGATAATATGTATGGTGATGTTACAATAGTTAATGATGGTTTTAATAGTTCATTAAATAAAATGAATATTTCATTTTCTTCTTATGATCAAAAATATCAAGATGATCAAGTATTTTTAAATTTAGCTGATAATCAAAAATCATATAATGAGCCTGAATTAGTTCAAGATACAAGATTTAAATTTATAAATAATAATATTATGGCCGAAAGAATTGGTCATATTATTGTTAAAAAATCAAGAGATAATTTAATTATTTCATTTAAAACAGATACAAGGGCTTTAGCATTACAAGTTATAGATATAATATCAGTTACAAATAGTACTTATGGTTTTACTAATAAATTATTTAAAATTAATTCTATTACTGAAGATGAAATGAATAGTGAAGGTGTTTCAGGATTTTTAATTACTGCTCAAGAATATAATGCGGATGCATATGCAGAAGAAGCATTAACAGAATTTCAAACAGCACCTAATACAAATTTAGCTAACCCAAGAAATTTTGGAGCAATTACTAACTTAACAACAATTAGTAATAATACAGATTCTTCTACTCCATTTGTAGAGTTACAATGGACTGTACCTACTGGATTAACAGAAACATTTGAAATATATGTTGGTAATAGTATTAATAGTCCTATTGCTGCTAGAGAGTTTAATATTTCATTTAGAACATCTACAGGTCCGTTTACTGAAGGTGCAACAATAACACATAAAGTATTTGATTTAGATTTTACAGATACATTGGTATTTTGGGTAAGGCCTATTAACCAATTTGCTAGAGGATCATTTTCTAATGCTTATGACTTTGGTGTATTTAGACCAGGGACTGGCGGTATTACTTCTGGTGCTTCTGGAATTATTGTTGATCCTAATGATGCAAAAAACCCTTATGGTGTTGTAAATAGATTTACTCAACTTAAATATGGAGATAGCACTACTGGTTTAAATATAAGAGACGGTTTTAGTGATATTGATGCTGTTCAACAAATAGGTTATGCTGGTTCAGTAATTAATACAATTCCTAGAACTGGTGGAACTGATGGCTCAGGATCTATAACATTTCCTACAAATTTTAATGCTGGTGTAGCAACAACGGAAGAACAAGAATTAAGTTTTACAGGAACAAGAGGTAATATAACACAAAAAGAATTATTACATATTAATTTAGCTGATGATATAAAAAATGATACAGTTAGAAAAACAATATCAAATATTGCAACTTGGGGATCAACTGGTTTTTTAACTGTAAATTCATCAAGCAATAGTGTTAAGGTTAATGATATTGTAGAATTAGCTTCATTAGTGGCTGCTGGAGTATCTTCTGGTTTTGGAAGATCAGTATGTATAGGTACTTTTTATGCATATGTAATGTCTGATACTGAATTATTTTCATTTAAATTAGCTTTAGGAACTTGGACATTTTTTGCTAGAACAAATTCAGGTGGAGTTGAAAATTATAATGTTTCTGATATGGGAGACGATGTATTGCTTTATAACTCATCTACTAATGAAGGACAAATATGGAATGCCTTTTTAATACCATCAACATTTGGTGCTACAGGCGGAGGTCAATTTAACTAATGCCAATATTACAAACATTACCAACTTTAGATATTTATAATAACATTGTAGATACAAATGAAAATATTATTGTTTGGTACAATGGAACTAAAATAAGATATTATCACAGATTTGAAAAAGTATTTAGAGATGTTGAAACTATTAGTGGTATTTTATCAATTAAACTTTTAAATGATAATAATATAAAAATAACTACAAGCACAAAAGTTAGAGAATTAATTTTAACAAGACCAGCCACAACAAATACATATACAATTACTTTAGATAGTAATTATGATA